TGTCCGAGGCCGATGTCGGGCAGCGCCTGGCTGAGATGGTGCCGGCCGCGGTCGGCACGATCCAGTCCACGCTCGATCGGGGCAAGGGCGACCGCGTCGCTGTCGACCTGGCCAAGTGGATCTTGGGCGAGGTCTACGCCAAGAAGCCGGTCACCTCGACCCCGGCCTTGGGCGCGCTGCCTGCGCCTGACGAAGAGGAAGAGCTGGCCAACGTGCTGAGGCTGCACCGTTGAGCGCGTCCATCCACATCCCCGCCCTGGTGCCGGCCCACATGCGCCAGCAGGTGCGTGGGCTGCTGGACGACCGGGACAGGTTCGTGCAGCTGCTGCGGATCAAGCACAAGCAGAAGCAGGCCTTCGTCCCGTTCACGCCGAACCCAGCCCAGCGCCGGCTGTGGGAGGTGATGGACACAAGCAACCGCGTCATCGTCATCAAGGCCCGGCAGCTGGGCGTCAGCACGGCGGTGCGCGCGTGGCAGTTCCACCGCGCCTACATCAGCCCGACCCCCACCTCGTTCGCGGTGCTCAGCTTCCACGACAGGTCCGCCCGCAACCTCCGACGGATGGACAGGCGCTGGCTCAACGAGCTGCCCCGCCTGCTGCGCCGTGACCTCGAGGTCGACAGCGCCGAGGACACCGTCTTCGCTGACACGCGGGCTGGCTTCAGCTCGTTCACGACCGGCGGGCGCGGGGGCACCCGCTCCTTCGAGTTCACCGGCGGGCACCTCAGCGAGTTCGCCTTCTACAACGACGCCGACGAGGTCCTCGCCCAGTCGATGAGCACGGTGGGCGAGGGCCCTCTGGTCATCGAGTCCACGGTCAACGCCCCAGGCGACGCCTTCCACCGCCTCATCGAGGGCGCGCCCGAGAACGGGTGGACGGTGTTCACCTACTGGTGGTGGCAGCACGAGCCCTACCGAGACGACGAGCTGCCCGAGGACTGGAGCCGCACCGGCGAGGAGGACGAGCTCGCCGACCGCTACGGGCTGGACGACGCGCAGCTGTGGTGGCGGCGCCGCCAGGTGCAGACGCTCGGCCTCGCCAAGTTCCGGCGCGAGTACCCGGCCTGCATGGACGACGCGTTCCTCTCGCGTGAGTCCACCTTCCTGGACCCTGCCGATCTCGACGCCATCGAGGAGGTCTGGTTCGACAGCACCAAGCGGGAGCTCCAAGAGCCAGAGGAGGGCGTCGGCTATGTGATCGGCGTCGACGTCGGCGGCGGCGTGGGCAGCGACTACTCGGCCATGGTGGTGGTCAACCTCTCCGACCTGCAGCCCGCCTACATCGAGCGGGACAACCGCCTCGCACCTCACGAGTGGGCGGCTCGGGTGGCGCTGACCGCCGAGCGCTACAACCACGCCTTGGTCCTGTGCGAGAGCAACAACCACGGGCACGTCGTCCTTCGCGAGCTTGACCGCCTCCGGTACAAGAAGCTGTGGGCCGACGGCGACGGCAAGCCCTGGGTCACGACCGCCCGAAGCAAGCTCGACGCCTACGACGTGCTGCGCGAGCACATCAAGAGCAGGGTCATCTTCGCCCTGGACCAGTCGACCTTGATGGAGCTGCGCTCGCTCGAGATCCGGAAGGTCACCCCGGAAGCGCCGCCCGGACTACATGACGACCTCGCCATGGCGATGGCCCTCGCGTACCGGTGCGTCCGCTCAGCGCCAGCCAGTCAACGCCGAGAGAGCTCGGCCGGAGCGATGAACGCCTTCATCAAGGAGAGGCGCATCGCGAAGATCCGGAAGTCCGCATTGCCGTGGAGGACGACATGATCAACGTCAGCACAGCGCGCTCGATCTACGAGGCGCACGAGCGCTACTGGGATGACCTGCGCCCCGAGATGCGCAGGCTGCGCAACGCCTACCTCATGCGCTACTGGCGCCGGTCGCCGGTCTACGACGAGGCCTTGCTCATCGAGACGAGCCGCGCCTACGAGCTGGTCGAGAGCTACATCGCCAGCCTCTTCGTCCGCGACCCGTCCGTGGTGGTGGCCCCAGACCTGCGGGGACACGGCGATGCGGAGCTGACGCAGGAGGTCGCCAACAACTGGCTGACCTCCACGCGCCGCCAGGTCGAGGACGCCATGCGCCTCGCCCTCATCTACCCCTGGGCCGCGCTCAAGCTCACCGCGACCGACGCGCCCGACGTGCTGCAGCGGGTGGACGCCACGCCTGTCTGCCCGTGGGATGTGCTGGTCGACGACACCGCCTCGAGCTGGGCGACACAGCGCTACATCGGCCACCGCTACTACCTGCCAATCGCAGCCGCCAAGGCCAAGTACGGGGCGAAGCAGTACGCCAAGCGCACCTTCAGCCGCTACCTCGACACGCAGGATGCGGACAACACCCCGACCAACCGCCGGGCCAACGAGCCTGTCGAGACCACTGCCGACGACTACATCGTGGTGGTCGAGTTCTACGACCTCGTTGAGGAGAAGATGTTCGTGTGGTCGCCCGACTACGCGAGCGGGAACAAGATGCTCTACGACGGGATCAAGCTCGAGGTCGGGGCGACGGACGGCGACGACGACGAAGAGCCGACCGCCGAGAAGTTCGACGGCATCCCGTTCCGCACGTCGAGCGACCGGCCCGTCGTCCCCATCGTGCCCATCTACATGAGCCGGGAGCCCGACGAGCCCCTGCGTGGGTACTCGGCCCTGCGCCGCGTCTACGATCAGGTTGTCGAGATCAACACCATGCGAACCTTCCAAGCCAACGGCGTGCGCAAAGCGGCCCGGCAGTGGATGGTTGAGAAGGGCGTGCTCGACCCCGAGGCGATGGCGAAGATCGCCCAAGGCCAGGACGGCGAGTTCATCGAGGTGGAGCTGTCGCCTGGCCAGGACCTGCGCTCTGCCGTGGTGCCGGTGCCGCACAGCCCGACGCCGCCCGAGCTCGAGGTCTACGAGCAGCAGGTCGAGAGCGACTTCTCCCGTGGCTCCGTCATGGCGCCCTTCACCCGTGGGCAGGCGACCAAGGCGACCGCCACCGAGGTCACCGCGCTCGCCGCCTACAGCGCCAGCGAGATCGGCCGGCAGGCGCGAGAGCGGGACGCCGCGATCTCCCAGATGGCCCAGACCTACGTCGTGATGCTGGCCACCTTGATGGACGACGGCGACATCATCGTCCGGCTGGGCGGCAAGTCGCGCGTGGTCCGGGGCTCCGACCTGACCGCCGACTTCCGATACTTCGCGCAGGACAGCGGCTCGACCCCGATGTCCGACGCGGTGAAGAAGCAGGAGCTGCAGACCCTGGTGCCGCTGCTCACCCAGCTCGGTGTGGCGCCGGGCAAGATCTTGAAGGCGCTGGTCCGGAGCTACGACTTGCCCGAGGACTTCCTCCCCGACGAAGCGCCGCCGCCCGCCGGTGTCTCCGCCCAGGCGCCGGGTCTGCCGTCCGCTGCTGACCAAGCGGCGGCCACCATGCTCCAGGGCCCGAGCCCGGCCCAGGTCGCCAACGTCCTGCCGCCCGGCGGGGTGGTCTGATGCCGATCTACGAGTACCGCTGCAGGTCGGGGCACCTCGTCTCGAAGCTGCGCAAGTACGAGCACAGGCTCAACGAGGTCACTTGCCCGCAGTGTGGCGGCGGTTCTGCCATCATCGTCTCGATGCCGTCGAAGACCGCGTGGGCCTGGGGCGACACCCAGTGGGACGGCTTCCACGACCGCGGGCTCAACGTCACGCTGCGGGACAAGGCGCACCGCGAGAGCATCATGAAGCAGCGCGGCCTGCGCCAGGTCGAGGACGGAGAGGTCGAGCGCGAGATCTCCCGCGCCACCGCCGAGAAGGACAACCACGAGGCGCAGGTCGCCAAGTTCCAGCGCGTGCTGGCCGACACAGGGTCGACCGCCAAAGCCATGATCGAGACGTTCCCCACCCCCGACGCCTGAGGAGGCGACCATGAAGGACGACATGTCGATGCAGATCGAGGACGAGTACGCTGGCAAGGCCGGCGAGATGCAGGATGAGACCGACGCTATGCTCGAGCTGCCGAAGGGCAAGTTCTCCGCATCGGCGCTCAACGGCTTGGTCAAGGCCTTCAACGAGGCCCTCACCGCCGGCGGGATGGAGGGCAACTACCCGACCTTCTCCGGTGACCAGACGGTGTTCCCTGTGGACTTCGTGCGCGGGCTGGCGATGCTGTCCGATGCCGCTGCCGAGAGCGGGTCCGGGATCGAGATCAACCTGTCCGGCGTGGTCGGCGACCGCGACGTGGCGCTGCTCGCCAGCAAGGTCAAGGCCCTCGCGCAGAGCGAGGACTTCAAGAGCATGATGAGTGACAACGAGGAGGGTGGTGGCACCGAGGTTGAGCTCGAGGTCAAGACCTCTCCCGAGCAGCTGATGATGGAGCGTGCCTGATGTCTTTGCTCACGACTGCACCCGGAAGCGCAGGCCTGTCCCACGGTGGGCAGCCGGCCGCCAAGCCGGACACGGCAGCCGCAGCCCCTGTCGACGAGGTGGCTGCGGCCACCCCGTCCGACGCCGGCAAGCGGAACCCCGAACCCGGCAACAAGTACAAGGCTGAGGTCAACGCCCTTCTCGACGCCTACGAGAAGAAGCAGGCGAGCAAGGCGAAGGAGGCCGCATCCGCACCCGAGCCCGAGCCCGCGGGCCTCAACGAAGGCGAGTCGTGGGATTCGATCTACGCGTCGCAGCCGCCCGAGGTCCAACGGGCGATGGCCGAGATGCGCAAGATGATGACGCGCAAGACGCAGGAGCTGGCTCGCGAGAAGCAGGCGCTGGCTGCCCAGCACCAGGCCCTGGCGAGCAGCGGGTTGCTGGAGTCCCTGGCCCAGCAAGCGGGCAAGATGCCGCAGGACTTCGACCCCTTCAACCCTGAGCACATCCAAGCGGCCATCGACGCCAAGGTCGCAGCCAAGCTCAAGGAGGTGCTCGAGCCCCTGGGCACCCAGCAGCGCCAGCGCGAGGCGGCGACCAGGTACGAGTCGTTCAAGGCCGAGAACCCTGACCTCGTGTCCAACCCTGAGATCAAGGCCGGTGTCTTCGCCGCCCTGCAAGCTGACAAGAACCTGAGCCTGGAGGCCGCCTACTGGATGGTCAAGGGCAAGAGCTTGTCGGCCCAGCAGCAGCAGCAGAGGGAGCAAGCCGAGGTCCGCAAGCGCGCCATGCAGCGGGCCGCCGTCATCGGGGACCGGGGCGCCAAGCCGGGCCGAGAGGTTGTCTCTGCCGACGTGCGCAGCGGAAACGCCTGGGACATCTACCAAGCGTTGAAGAAGTCGAAGGCTTAGGCTACAACTCCATGGCGTCTCCAGCGTGAGCCCCCTCGGGACACGCCGCGCTGGAGATCCATGCTGGCCCCGGCTACCGGACACGCCTCGCCTCCTCATCCACGCGCTCCCCCGCGCCGCGACGGCGCGAAGAGGCCACGCACATGCCGACGACCACCGGTGTTCAGAACGACATCCTCGCATCGACCTTGCGGATCCTCCGCGACAAAGAGGTCGACAACACCTTCCGCACCATCCCCCTGCTCGATGCCGTGCAGCGCCTCGGCAACGTCGAGAAGGTTGACGGCGGCAGCTACATCGACAGCCCGGTCATCCTGACCGACCACTCGACCATCACCCAGCTGACCACCGGCTACGAGGCCGTGTCGCTGGCGGTGAAGGACCCGATGCGGACTGCCTCCTACAGCTGGTGCGACGCGACCGCCCCGGTCGTGATCACCCGCAAGGAGGAGCTGTCCAACAAGGGCGAGCGCGCCATCGTGCGGATCGCCGAGGCCCGGCTCAAGCAGACGATGGGCATGTTCAAGCGGGAGATCTGCAAGCAGATCATCGCCGGCAACAGCGCCATCCTCACCGACCTGCAGACCTTGAACGGTCTCGACGGCGCGACCGGCTGGTTCGAGGAGGTCGCCTTCGGCAGCCAGACCAACACGGTCGGCGGCATCGCGAAGTCGGGCTTCCCGACCAGCTGGCAGAACCAAGTGCAGAGCGGCAGCTTCGCGGCCAACGGCCTCAAGAAGATGCAGCAGCTCCTGATCGACGTCCAGCAGTACGCGCCCGAGGGCGACGTGGACCTCATCCTCGCGAGCCCGATCTCCTACGGGCTCTACAAGGATGAGCTCCAGCAGCTCGAGCGCTACACCTCGGCGACCGAAGAGCGGAACATGGCCGGCAAGCTGGCCCTCGCGTTCAACGGCGCCGCGATGTACATCGAGCCGAACCTCGGGTTCACCGGCTCGGGCGGCACCAACAAGATGTCGATGTACTTCCTCAACTCGCAGCTGTTCAACGTCTACTTCGACCAAGACGCGCAGTTCGAGCTTGGCGACATGGAGACCATCTCCGGCTACGCGGCGATGTCTGCCCAGATCGCCCTGCGGATGCAGGTCTGCACCAGCAACCTGTCCGGCCACGGCATCCTCACCAACGCGGAGACCTGATCATGGCGACCTCTACCCTGCTCCAGTCCCTCAACACCGACGCCGACTTTGGTGGGGTCAGCGCCGCTGGCTCCAGCAACCGCCGTCAGGAGGAGATCTTCCTCGCCAAGGAGACCCTCGCGGTCGGCGACTGGGTGGCGTTCGACTACGCCGCCACCGCCGCCAGCGATGTGACCCTCGGCATCTTCAAGGCCGACGGCAACTCGAGCCCGGTCCGCACCCCGTTTGGGGTGGTGATCCGCTCGGCCGAGCCGACCGGCACCCTGACCGCGGGCTCCCGCGTCGAGGTCTGCATCGCCGGTGTGGTGAGCGCCTTCGTCAGCGACAACGCTGGCGCCGGCCTGGCCATCGGCTCGCTGCTCCAGATCACCAACACCGCCGGCCTCGCTGACGTCGCCTCTGCGGCCTCGGCCCAGCCGGTGTGCGGCATCTTGGCGGAGACCGTCGGCGCGGGTGCGGGCAACACCCAGAAGCGCGTCGTCGTGATCAAGCAGTTCTGATCTCCGCTGCCCGCCCCAAGCGGGTACACTTGCCCCGCCCACTACCGGCCGCCTTCAGGCGACCAACGGTGGGCGGGGCTTTCGCTTAGGAGTCGTGATGCCTGCGTCGTCTCTGAAGGAGCTGCGGGAGTTCGTGGCCAACATCCTCGACTACAGCCCGACCAACCCCAAGTACAGCAAGCAGGTCGACGCGCTGCTCAACGAGGCGGACCGCTCGATCTGCTCGGAGAAGCCGTTCACCTTCATCAACCGGGTGGCCGACGTCCAAGTCTTCAAGGATGTGAGCTTCGCTGCGCTCACCTTCACGATCAACACGCAAGTCGTGACCGGCCCGCCTGGCAGCTT